CTTCAATCTTTGCGTAACCTTAGTTACGTAGTTCGCTACGGGCACTCTATTGATACACGGGATAAAAATAGAAGTGCCCACATCAAACTTAGACCACTGTATCTCTATCGGCAGACCCAGTACTGATAGCATCTTCTAGCGCCTTTTCATCAAAGTTAGGAAGTTTAGTAGCATCGAAGTGAAGTACAGCAATGCCGTTCATTGCACTAAACGAAGTGCCTGCACCCAAACGTTTCTTGTGCTCGTCGGATATAAGCGCGTTTGATTTCTTATGTGGGCGTAACGATTCCTCGAACCCAATCTGTAGCTTTTGACAGTACTGACGGTATGCCGCGGTTGACACGTATAGTGCCTTAGTATCAGGCTCGTACCTAATAGACATAACCTTACCGCGTGGCTCACGAATAGCTTGCTCATCTAAGCTAGTGCGTTTGTCTTTAATACCGTTAGCGATAACCATTTCATCTAAGTGACTGTACAAGTAAGCTGATATGCTTTCTGCGGGGTCGGCAATAAATTTCTTAACGCTTACACGTGACGCCTTGATGTGGTCAACAATAAAATGCATTACAGGTATATGGTCGATATCGTGTATGCCTAGGCGTCTTGAGATAATACCCGCGGTAATTGCTACGGATGCCATCACTAACCAAAAGCGTTCTGATGGTTGGGAATCTGATAACTTCTCTATGCGCTGTTGCACTTGCTCCATCAAGTCCTTTACTCCCTCTAGGTTAGCTACAAGGTATTGAGCAAATGGACGAATAGCATGCCCGTAATTGTCGTATAGTTTACCGAAGTGAGTACGTGACCATGTTGGGTCTGCGTCTTCATCCTTCTCAATATAGAACTCTAGTAAACGGTTTAACTCACCATCAGGGATTGCTTTAAGTGATAGTAAGTCATCTATTAATGAACTGTTACCGGTACTAATCAGAGCTGTTTCCCATGAAGTTGTATTCACTCGGATACCGCTTTCCTGTGCTTTTGCCTTGTGCTTAGCACGGCCTTGTGTTGCTTGATAAACTACGTCTGACTTCTCAAGCGGGGGCATGTTAGTAATCTCATCAAACAATGCAGGTAGGTTATGCAGTGTACCCATGATTTGCATCTTAGAGTTTTGCGTGTCCTTAGCGTTAACAATCTGTGGTTTCGGATTACCGTAGATACTTGCGATAGCGTGTAGGATTGTAGACTTACCTGAACCTGATGCGTTACTCATCAAGTGCAATACAAAACCTTCTACATTAGTATGACGGACTAATAGTGAGCCAAATCCTAAGAAGAATGCAAATGCACGAGGCTCCATCCCTGCCTTACCGTATACATTAACTACTTCTTTCCACACATCAAAGCTACCTTTTGTTTGGTACGTTGGTATGAACGCTAAGGTTTGTGTTGTTGGAGGGCTGTGCCTAATTTCTGTTGCTCGTATTTCATCACTCCCGATAATAATTGCATCGTTTTCCGGAGTCCACCCGAACTGAGTACGGGCATGTTCTAATTCATTGGTTGTTTGCATTTGCTCAACCCATTTTGCTGCATATGACATAAGTAAATCCACCTGTTTTGGTAATACTGCCATCCCATGATGTGCAAGAGTATCTCGGAATTTATCCCTAGACATAATAGATGCTAGGGGTGCCGCAAACTCTATAACACCATCTTTTGGCGAGTGTAGTTTAAAGACTATTGTGTGCCCCAGTTCGGGGTCCTTAATTCGTTGTGTTGCATAGAAGTCGTGGGTATAAACTAATACATCCGGCTCATCCTCATCGCCCTTCTTGTACACGCCACCTAACTTGCCCCTAACAAACGGGAATGGGTACGGCGGTATTGTGTACGTTACTTGCTCTTTTGTTTCTTTATCTGTTGTTACTACAACATTGTCCTCAGCGGTAGCTTCTATAACTGATGAATCTAGTTTTAATGGTGTCGAGATTTTATGCGGACATCCCTCGCACCCAATAGGGTTTAGCTGTTTAAAGGTATCGCAGTAATGTGGTTTAGTATCTGCGGCTTTAGCTAACGCTGTTTCTCTGTTGTAGTCATGATGTTTCTCAGAGATTTTAATAATTGCGAATTCTCTATCTACACATTTGTCTGCAATAGATAAGCCTGCTCGCCATAAATCGTAACTAATAGTTTCTTGGTTTTCATATATGTATTTTAGTTGGTTACATCCTTCTCCCTTCATACTCTTCTGCATGATGCGTCTAAACGAGTGTTCCATATTGCCCATTGCTCGTTTAGTAGTTTCGTCTAACGCACCGTAGTTTAATCGTTTCCCTGCAATAGCAAGACCGCCGCTATCCGATGGGAATAATTCTTTAAATACACTGAACGAGCTCGGTTCACCCTCTGTAACAATCGCTACCGGTAGTGGGTTGTTTGGGTCTTTCAAGTGCATAGTTCCCGGAATGCGCAACACCCTCGCACCATCAGCAGGTACGCTTAAATCGATGTCAAACTTGTGCGCAATACATGACTTCTTAAATGCTTCTGCATGTGGTATCCAGTCTGTATATGACACAGCTTCTGTAAACGGCCAGTATGCATGTAGTCCGCGGCCTGATGAAACCACCGTAGGTTTGGGCATACCAACTTGCTTGCAGTACTGACGTAGTGCTTTCATACCTTCCACAGCATTGGCATAGGGTTTCCCTTCCCCACAATCAATGTCTAGGTAGTAAGACTTTAGTTCGTTTATATTGGCAACAATACGGGATTTGGTTGTTTTAAAAGACGCCAATGCGAAGAACGCATCAAACCCTTTCTCTACAAAACCTGCTGACTTCTCCAACAACTCATCAATAGTTTCAATGCCTATTTGACGTACTGTGTTAGAGGCTTCCCCGTCCCCTTGCTTTATTCCAAACAGAAAGTATTTACCACCTGCGGGCAATACTGATTCTAAAAATTCCTTTGGAGTATTCATACCGTCCTCAACCGTTAAAATTATAGGGGCAAAGCACGACGGCAGTGCTCTTTTGGTGGCTAACCTAGCCCCCCATTACTTGCTAACCTGCTACATGCAATTCATGAAGCAGAACATTAATCTTCTCATGGTGTCGTCTAGGGACGTTGCTTTCCCCTTTGAACCATGCGTAGACGGTAGTACGAGATACTCCAAAGTGCTTGGCTATTTTCATTACTGGAACATTCGACATAATACAGGCAAGGGCTAACTGCACCCCCACCATTGTATTATCTGCCGCGTTAACGTCGTCGATGAATCCCGTAGAATAGCCTCGTGTAGAAGCTACCATGATTACTCCTCATCATCCCAAGTGCTTAGGATAGAAGACATATCTGCTTTTGGTGCAGGTGCTGCTTCCTCTTTCTTAGCCTTAACTACGACTGGCTCAGCTTCTGCTGCCTCAACTTTTGCTTCCGGTGCTGGTGCAGGGGCCGCTGTTGGTTTAGGTGCTGAGATAGCCGCTTGAGATGCTTTTGGTGGGGCTACAGTCATAGTGATACAACGCTTAGCCGCTTCTGATTTGCCTTTCTCCATGGCATTCATGAACGCGTCGTTATCTAGATAGCTAACAGGTTTGAAAGTAAGTTTCGGTGTATCTGCATTAATATCAAACTTCATTTCAGTAACCACTGCAGAGACGGGCACACCTTGCGCACCTAAGTAACGACCATACGCTTGTAGAGGCATACGACCATTATCTGCGTCACCGAAGATTGAAGTAGCTGATAAGTCTAATTGGTACACATCACCACGTGGGTCATTCTCTAACAACACAGCAACACGTTGACGGTAACGACAAGCACGTGAACCATTAGAGCCGGAACCACCGACGTTTTGTTTGCAATCCATACACTTCTTAGCTTGCGGATTGTTTGCTTTTGCATCGGGCGTTATGCCGTCTGCTGACCAGCAATCAGGTGGGGTAGCTTCTTTACTAGGGTCATAAGCGCCTTCGTAGAAGGTACGTGATATGTGTTCTGCCGCTCCAACGATGATTACGTTCATGGTATTTGCTTCACTAGCCGCAACTTCTTTGCCACCTGAAATCATGCGGAATACGCGACCACGGATAGAAATACGATGATTGTTAGAACTCTCACCGCCGCCCATCAATGCTTTTGTAGTTGCATCTAGTTCGAACTTTTGTAAGTGGGCCGGTAAGGGCATGTTTGATAGTGCTAAATCTGTAGACATTTGTATCTCCTATTTTTTAGTAATAACTACTGCGTATCTGCTGTTTACGTTTAATCCCGGTGGATGCAGGTCGGGATAATCCTCTAGGAATTGAGTCATGTTTCCTTGGCTAACTCGCTTCTCTAATAAATCTAATGCATCGTGCTCTTTAATGAAGTTATGGAATGAATACCAATCGTTCGTGTCGTAGCGTTTGTAAATCCGCTTTGTAACCGTACCAAATTCTGTACGCATACTTTCAGCGCCCATCGTTTTAAGTATCTCTAAAAGCTCATTATTAATTACATCTAACTGCGCTTCCAAAGACTTATCTTCTTCTTCATATGCCGCAGAGATTGCTCTACGTTTGTCCCTAATCTTTACGTAAATCTTGACCAACTTCTTAGCTAAATCTACATTTTCTTCTGACATAGTACCTCCTTATATCCAGTGAAATTTTATCTTACTCCTTATGTTTAACAATGTCAACCTTCTTCTATAACTGTTTTGTACAAGTCAATCATCCGTGAATGAATATCAACTTTCTCGTCTAACATCTTATATACACGGGACTCTACTGGGCTACCCTGCAAGTGCACAACGGTGACTGGGTTTCTTTGCCCTGCGCGGTGTACACGGGCATTGGCTTGCAAGTAAGTCTCGATAGAAGTAATCGGTGCCCACCATACAATTACGTTTGCCGCATGAAGTGTTACCCCGTGAGCCGCGGCTTGTGGTTGAATGACTAGCACCTTCGGGTCTTGCGTATCTTGGAACTGTGCAAAGATTGACGTCCGTTTAGTAGCCGATACTTCTCCGTTAATGATGGCGTTACTAATGCCACTTGCCGTTAGCTCTTCTGAAATCTGATGGATAACATGTTTAAACGGAGCAAAGATTAAGACCTTGTGGCTAGCCTCTTCTATAACTTCTTTTAAAGCACTCATACGTTCTGAGCAATCGAACGCCACAACTTCTCCACTATCCGAGTAGACTGCGCCTGCACTTAACTGCAATAGTTTATTTAGGTTGGCGGCCGCATTAACTGTGGTTATCTCTTCACCCGCCGCTACGGTAGTCATCTGTTTGCGTAGTAGTTCGTAATACTTCACTTGTTGCTTAGATAGTGGCGTCTCCCTAAATACATGGGTAACTTCCGGTAAGTCCAAGCATTCTTCTTTCGTGTATCGGATAGCCGGTTGTAGTGCTTGGAATACTATATCCTCTGACCGTGCACGTGGTACCCATTTGAATTGCGTTAGGCGTTGCATCACCATGTCCCTAAACCCACCGAAGAACTTAGGCACTGACGTAGGACTGACTAGCTTAGCTAACCCAAATGCATCTGTGGGGGATTGTGCCGCTGGAGTACCCGTCATCATCCATAGCCAAGTATCCGGTTTTACTAGTGCGTTCAATACTTTCCAGCGTTTAGTCTGTGGGTTCTTATAGGCGTTGGCTTCGTCTACTACGATTAAATCAAAGTTGTTCTTAGCCACTTCTTCGCTAATAATCTCAAGCCCATCGAAGTTACAGATAACAAAGTCGGCATCGCTGTTGATAGCCTTAATACGTTTCTCTCGGGAATGACTATGCGCAATCACACACGTACGGTGGAGCGCGAATTTAAAGATATCGTTTTGCCATGCGGACTGCATGATTGATAGTGGGCACAATACTAAAACACGTTTAATAGCGCCGATGTTCATTAAGTAATCAGCCGCCCATATAACACTACCTGTCTTGCCCGTACCCATCTCGCTAAAACAAAATGCCTTGCGGTGCAGGGTTAAGAAAGACGCAGTAGTTTTCTGATGGTTAAATGGTTTGTATAGGCCAGGCCATTGATCATGTTCCAAAATGGGACTAGGTACGCTTTTGTAGCGAAGGTTTTTTAGCACTT